TTTAATTGTCCTATGTCCATTTCCTGTGTCTATGTGATTGATAATTTCGATGTTAGTGTTGTCCTTCATTTCCTTTCCTGATTGTCCGTCCGTGTCATCCCAATTCGGCATCGTTTTCCTGTCTATTTTATTTGATTAATAATTTTAATTGTCCTATGTCCATTTCCTGTGTCTATGTGATTGATAATTTCGATGTTAGTGTTGTCCTTCATTTCCTTTCCTGATTGTCCGTCCGTGTCATCCCAATTCGGCATCGTTTTCCTGTCTATTAAAAGTTGTCTAAGCATAAGAAATACGACAAAGCCGACAAAGGAAAAGACTAAAAAAGAAATTACTATCCGTCCGTTTGCTACTATCCAAAGTCCAATCATCCAAATGAGGTAACTCATACCAAAAACCAAACCTACACAAAAAACCACTAGCCAAAAGTCAATTGAAATAAAAAGCCGAACGATTTTCCAAAACAGGAAGCCGGTCCGGGAAGAAACAAATCTCCAGAACTTTTCCCGTCTTGCCCGACGTTTTGCTTTTTGCTTTTCCAGAAATTCCCAATCTATCACCTCTTTTTCAATGTAAGGTTCATTTGCGGGGATGCTTTGCGGTCTTTTGCGGTACTTTTGCGGTAAAATTCCGCGAAAAAAATCTGACATAAATAGCTGGTTTTCAGTATGTTTGTATTCAAAATACCCTTTTTACGGTGCTTTGCGGTACCCTCCCCTACTGCAACCCGATAGGGGAGGGGTTTGCCGCGTTTATCGCTGAAAAATACGTTTCTGTTGTCCGTTCCTTGTATCCCCACCCGAAGCGCCTCCCGGCTTCTTTTTCCGCTTCCGAAATAGAAAGCCCTTGCGCCCAAAGCTGTTTGTAGTTCATGTATTTATCAGACTTTAAATTGCGGGCTTTTATAATTTGCAAGTCTTTGGAATTGATTTGTTCCGACCGGACAACCAAGCCCTCGCGATCCCATTCGGACAAAGTAACCCCGTCTATTGTTTCGATGTCCTTTTCTATAAATAGCCGTCCTTTTACCCACTTGTCGCGAGAGGTGTCTCTGTCCTCTGTTTTCGATCCTTGTTTTTGTTTAAATTCCACTTGTGCAAAAGACATCCCAGCATGTATGTTCTTGTCGTAGAATAACCCGAACTCAAAAAGGATGTCTTTTAGTTTCATTTTTTCAACGTCGTTTTTAATGCGACCGCAATCGCAGATGTCGAAATAGGCAGAGCGCAAGAAATCATAACTTTCCCAACATAGAAACTATAATCCGGTCCAAAAGTGGACATCGCGCAAAGGTGTAAGCCCCACTGAAAAATGCCAAATCCCCAAGCATACGCCTTGCGGTTAAAGCCCGAATAGGTAACGATCACCCGAATAGCTGAATAACCGATAGCCATACCGGCAAGACCAAACAGAATTGCCGCGATTAATTGAAAATTTTGGTAAGTATTCCATGCGATCCATGCGCAAGAAATAGCGTCTGCCGCGATTAAAATAAAAGCTGCGAAGTGTATAGTTGGCTTATCTTCAAACAGGCTTTTTGTTTCTTCTGTCTGCGGCGTGGGTACATCTGTTGGTAAAGTGAAATGATTAGCGGGTAAAGTAAGCGGTAATACCGGATTTAGGTAGGGTTTCTTCACAGGCTTTAAAATAGGCTTTTGAGCCGTTTCCTTGCCTGATATAATTTTTTCGATTACTTCTTCCGGCAGGATGTCGTTTAGACCGTAGGCTTTTTCGATTTCGCCTTCGGTTGCCCACCGAAACATTTTTTTTGTGAGACTTGTGGCTTTTAGTCCGTTTGCATCCGCAAATTGTCTCAAGGTTTGATTTGTCTTTTCCATTGTCTATTTTTTTTGTCTTGTCTATTTGATAACAAAAGTATGTCCTTTTTATAACAAAAGCAAGCGTCCAAAGGAAAAATATTTAAAAAGGTGTATATTTGTTGGCTGATTGTTATTTTTATATATCCATAATTAGAAAAGGCGTGTGGGTTTTGTCCACATGCCTTTGTTTTTCTTACTACTTGTCGCTTTCCTATTTAAATTTCTTTTTAGGCTTTGTCAGATTCGCCACGTAATTATCCACCGCCGTTTTTGCTGCCTGTTCGGTGTTGTAGAATCCGACTATCCCGCCGCTTGCTATTACCTCGTAGTAAGTGTTGGTTTTGTTTGTCCCTTTTTTGATTGTTTCTAGGACAATCCCGCCTGGTGTTTTTGTTACTTTCTTCTGGTCTTCCATAATTTTAAGGTTGTTTTTTTTTAATTTATTCCCTTTCGATATACAAATCTACGGGTTTATAACAAAACCTGCAAGTATTTATGATAAAAAGATTTAGAAAAACGAAAGTTTTTTTTGGTGGGGAGGTAAATGTTTGATAATCAATAAAATAAGAAAGCCGGTTGCAACACTTGCAACCGGCTTGGCTATTAATATAATCCCAAAAAAACATCCGAAGCGGTTTAACTAATAGGGTTTTGACCCGACTGCACAACAGCGCAATAAGTGTAATAAACCGATTTCAGGCTCGAAACAATTGCCCCTGCCAGCATCAGGTTTACGCCAACGCCGGTTAATTTGTTGTACTGTTCATCGAACAAGTTTTCGACCTCAACCGGCGTGGCGCTTTCGGCCTCCGGTATAAAGGCAGTCACCAACCCATTGATCGCTTTTTCCCAGCCGATCGCCTCGTCTAAAAATTTAGTGATTTCAAACACGTCAAATTTTTTATCGCTTGCCACTTCGATTGCCTGGACTGCTGTATCTACGATACTATCCAGTAGTTGTTTTGTTTCTTTCAACATGGTTATATAATTTTATAATGTTTTAAAAATTATCTTTTTCGTAAAATGCTTTGAAGCATTAAGCTATTATTTTCAAGAACTTTAGAATTATTGTCCGTCGCTGCCTTACTTTGAGTTAGGGCTTCTATTATAATAGATATTTGTGTTTTATACATCTCAATCCGATCCCGGTTGCACTGGTCTATCTTGGCTTCTAAAGCCGCGTTTTGCCTCGTCTGCCAAATGACCATTACGATAAGTATAACAATCGGAATGCTTTGATTTACTAACCAGTTTAACGCTTTTGTAAGTAACATATCTTTATCGTTATTCTCATTTATGTCCATGTGTTTGGATTATAATAGTTAAAAAATGGGTAGAACGGCACTACCCATTTTTTTTAAAGGCTTCGCTAAAGTGCTGTTCTTGAAACCGCCGTTTTCGCCCCATCCATGTAAACCCCTGACAACATGCCGGCACCATAGTGAGTAACAACGAAATTGGCAGCCGATCCGGTGACCTTAATAACCGGGTCAACCTCGTGGCGGTCTAAAATCGTTTGGATTGCTTTTTGCAAAGCAGCCCGCCCCGCATCAACCGGCACCTTTATTGGTGTTTTATTCGCGTCGGGAAATTGTTGTAAGTCAAATTGCAGGAATTGCACAACCCCATCTTTACCGGCATATTCCACGCCGTCAAAGTTTACGCCCAATCCCGTCGCAACGGTACCCTCGTCTTTTGCGGGTGTGCCTTTGTTTTCGTCATCCACAAGGCGAATATTATTGTAATCGCTTGCGTATTGATTAGCACGAAAATAGCCCGCCGTAGCAAATGAAAATTCCATCTTTTTAGCTTTTAGTTATTAAAATTATATTTCTTATCCACTTGTTCCCACTTGTTCCCAATTTCGTGAGGACACCTGGATTTTACAATCCGCAATTTAATAAAGGAAAAGTATTTTTTCCAATACGGCTTTGTCGCAAAAGGACATCCACAGACCTGGCATCCTATAAATTCAAAGCCGCCTACTTTTACCGTTCCTGCCTTTTCGCAGCCCGAACAAATTCCAAGCCGGTCTAAATACTGTTGCTGTTCTACCTTTTCGCCGCCAAATTGCAGCCCGGTATTTACTAAGTCAGCAAGGTATTTATGCAAATTTCCATCTGCCTGTTCTAATTCTATCGTCTGAACAATTTCCTGTTGCGTCACAATCATTTATTTTTTCATAAGGAATCCAACCTTTATAACAAGTGTCCGCCAAATCGCTTTGAGTTTTTCGGCTCATGTGGTGTAATAAATTATTCCAACATTCCGCCGCGTCCCTGTTGATTGCGTGTTGTAGAGATTTCCATTGCGCCTCGTCTGTTGTATCGTAATTTTCCCCCGAGTATTCCAGTACGCCGTGATCTTTTATTACATTTCGCAAATAAGGCAAGCGACGCGCTAAAATTCGATGTGCAAGGTAAGGGGCAAGAAACGAACAAAACAAAGCATCATAACTCCCTGTGCAATCCCCTGTAAAGATCGGCGCAATTTCCCAATCTTGTAGGAGTGTTGGCATATTAGAAGTGTCCACCCTTGCCCGGTATATTACGCCCTTGTATTCCACCAATGCCCCTGTTGAGTACGCCCCTGCCTGATAACTTTGAACGTTTGAATAATCCGCCATTGACCCGACCATTTCTTCCCATAAGGCAAATCCCAAACAGGTGCGCGCTTCGCTGTATTCAATTTGATGCAACTGCGAAAAGGTACACGGCGAAAACCCAACCTTTTTGACGTTTGTGTATTCAATTACTAGCATCGGGGTCATTAGCGATCTCATCGTCATTATTTTTAGTTATGGTTGGATCGGCTATTGGGGTACCGGTACCGGTACCTGGTACCGCGATTGTGATTCCGGTCTTCCGTAAACTTTTTACTAAGTTCTGTATCACCTCAGGGAATTTAATTCCGAAATTTGGATAGGTCTTTGTTTGCCCTTCCCGGTCTAAAATTTCCTGAAGGCGGGTATTGATAATATCTTCATAAAATTGTTGGCGGGGTTGTATGGTAACGGTGTCTTTTGTCGTAAAAATATCATAAAGCAGGTTTCCCCCCAGGGTTGCCTTCGCCGGTCTAAAGGAAATCAATTCCGGCGCCCAGCGCAAACTTGAACAAATTTCCGTTGTTGCGGTTTCTAACCGCCATTCAATATCCTTTGTATCCCGGTTCATCTCCAAGTCTATAACCGTAGGGGGCGCACTTCCAAAAGGAACTTCAATTCCTGCGATTGACGTAGCGGCATTGGATGCGCCTACTTCGGAAGGATGCCCGCCCAGATTTGTAGTAAGGGCTTTTAATATAAGCATATTTTCTTTAAAAAAGTCCTTTTGCGGCTTCCCTATGTAACCCACAGCATCAATTTCTTGCGCTTGGTTACTGTCGAAATCCGTGTTTGGCGATGTGTTGGGGTCTTGTTCCATAAACGCAATTATTTTTTTGGAAATAATCTCGGTCGAAAGAATTTTACTTGAAAGGCTTCCTGCTTGAAAATCGCAATACAACCAATCAAGGCAAGATAAAATTTCCGGTCTTCCGTAAAAATCCGATTCACTAGCGTTTGTTTGCCCTCCGTCTGCTTTTATATGTAAAACCGCTTCTTCTATTCCTTTGCCGGTTTTCATCCATTTTAACGGTTCATCGGTTTGTGTAGCCCTTAAAACTGTATATCCGTATTTTTGCATCCGAGCGTGGTCGGTCAAAAATTTAGAAATTACAATAAATTCCTCTTGCGCGTCCCGACTTAAAAGATAGGCACAATGATTATAATGTGGAGCATTTATTTCATACCGGACTAACCCGTTTACCTGAATACGTTTTAAGTGCAAGTAAGCATTCCCATTTGTCAGTAAAAAATAATCGATCCGGCGCAAGGTCTTCATGATGCGAATCAGCCGAATATTCAAACTTGCCAGATAATCTTCGTACTGAATTTGTACGGGCATTGGAAGCGGCTGTGGTTCTCCTGCAAGACCCGGGCGAACACCGGAAACGATTTGAGCATTTAGCCCAAACGTGTACCACCCCAAATCACCGGAAACCGATCCGAAAGTTGGGGAAAGTTTGCAAAGGGTAGCAACAAGATTTTGAAAAGCAAAAGAACTATTCTCATCGGTCCCATAAGGGGGGACAATACCGGCTTTCCTTATAAAGCTGGATATTTCATCGGTATCTTTTACCGAATAAGGGATCGGGTCATTTATATTAAATATCATTTGATTTGCAAGTATTTAGCGACTCCGTTTAGAAAAGCAACTTTTAAAACCCGCCCCTTTTCACTTAATGCCCGCTCGCCCGTGCTGCTTATTAAAGTCGAACAAAATCTATGCTTATTCATTCGGATGCGTTTTTTCAGTATTAAAAAATGCAGAGGGGGTAAGTATTCGTGAAACAAAAACCAATAACCGAGCGGTTCCCCTCTGCTACGCTAACCTATCCTTAACATATAAAATTTTAGTACAATCCATTACGGCGAAGCCATAAAATAAATTGTGGATCAAACCGAGCGGTTCCCGTGCCAGTTTGTACGACTTCTATTCTACTTCGATCCCCATACGTCGTATAATTCGCCAGGTTGATTAGCTGACTTGCCCCGACCGTGTCCAAAGTGATCGTTTTCGTAGTAAACCAATCCGTTCCACTACCTCCGGTAAAATTGTCTTGGATTTTAATTGAATAAGCCAGGTTTGTTCCGGTTAATTCTGTTCGCTTTATAACGCCCGCCAAATCGTAGTTTTGTGTAAATTGGCGGCGTAAAGAATTAGTACTAAGGTAAAAATATGCCGTGTCTGCATTTGTAAGCGTCTCCGGCGAAAAATTTGGTTTGTATTTTTCCCCAAATTGACCGTAACAACTAGCGACGGTTAAAAGGGTAAATACGAAAATAAATAATCTGGTTTTCATATTAACTTTTATTTAATTTTTACTTAATTTTTACCCATCTGCTGTTCCAAAAACCAAAAATAACCAAAACCAAAAACCAACCTTTACTTAATTGCCCATTTGTATGCGCTATCACTCGGTCGTTTGACACAAGTAATTTGCTTTGTATCACCCGACGACGACAACGCAAGGTTGTTCGTGTAGGAACCTGCATTATATAGCTCATTTATTCCGCCGCTGATGGTTACGTTATACGTAGCGTCATCATCGAAAGAGGTTAAAAATATTGTCTTACCCTCTTGACTTGCATTTGCGGCTGGAAGCTGAAGTTGGCTATCGGATGTAGAACCCGTTGTGGTTTGAAGCGAAACGAGTAAACCTGTCCTAAATCCAGCAGAAACTGAATAATCTAAATTATTTAAAGAAATGTTAGTCACGGTGGTTCTCGCGCTTAATTCGTCAATATCGCTTTGCAATTCGTTATTTACAGATTGCTGGTTAGTAGCAGCAAGGTTGCCGCTCGGCGTGTTACTTATTTCGCTTGCTGGTTTTGTACCACCTGCCATTAGCCACCCATTGTCGTAATAATAATCTATACTCGAAGTCGTTGAGTTAACGACCGTTTGACCATTGCGCGGATTAAGAAGGTCATTTCGAGCGGTAGTCGTTACGACAGGTAGCGTAAATTGTAATTCCTCTTCTGTGATGATTTTAGCAAGCCCATTCGCGGCTAAAAGATGTGCTGCGGAATTGACATGGATCGCATCGCCGCCTGAAAGCGTAGTTGCATTAATACCGGCAAATTGCGTTTCTGCATACCAATCGTATAGATGTATCCCAAGCTCGGAAGCAATTTCTCGTATTTTCGGAACTAATAAAGGTAGTTTTTCTCCTGTGTAACCAGTCGTTGCAAACGGAGGCGTGACGATGATGAGCTTCCGTCTATCGAAGCCCGCGTCCAAAAATGCTTTAATATAGCTTTTGTAATCTCGCTTCCAAACATCCCAGTTTGTTGAATTAGCATTTGCAATCGCGGCATCATTTGTGCCGTATTGAAATTGAACCCATGAGTTTTTGAAATCGTCGTTTGATAAAGACGTGTATTTATCGCTTAAATTGAAGCCATTAGTTTGAGAATAATTAAAAGCGTTCACAACAGAACCAGACGTAGCTCTATTGTAGATTTTTACAATAGAATTATTGTCTAATTGTTCTATGTAGTTCCCCAGTAGTGCCCCGCCGCCTGAAATAACGCCTGACGTGTGTGAATCTCCAAAAGCGATTAAAATCGGTTTTATTTGTGACAAACCGTACTTATTCATTAAAAATCGCTTCATTTCTCTATCTTCCGACGCGGTTGGAACACGGTTAAAAAGTCGCACATGAGCGATGTTCTGATAAAAAACCATTCGCGTCATTGAAATACTTCCCGACCCGCCCATTTTCGACTCGACGGGTTCGTCGTTTATCTCTATCCAAAATGCCGATTGATTTGCTACCGTAATTTTTACAAGCATCCATTCTTTTCTAGCACCCGACTGCACTCTTTCGGAATAGAAAGGAGTAATACCAGTATAAAGCCTCAGATCGCGATTGTAAGGCTTTGTGCCGTTGTCAAGCACAAACACTCCGTTTGAGCCATTCACAGTTGCGAAACTGCATAATGGCGCGTCGTTTCCAAAGCCCGCTATTTGCACTACCATATATATCGTGAACGGGGAACCCGTGGTTGGGAAAGAATAATTCCCTAAATAGGTTGTTCCGTTCCCCTGCACGTAGGGCAAGTTACCAGGGCCGCCGGTTGCGAAATAGTCAGGTCTTTCGCCCGAAGGTGGCGCAACGTTATTTCCCGATGGGCTTTGGTCTGTCAGGGTTACCAGTTTTCCGCCAGAGGTAGTGTAAGAAGACGTATTACTCAAATCCCAAATCGCAATCTGCCCTGAAAGAGAATCTGGGTTAAATGTAGACAGGGTTGTAGCGTTGGCGGTGTAATACGAACTATTCCCGTACCCGTCTCCAAGTGCTGTAATTCGATAATAATATGTTCTATTAGGGTCTAAGCCAGTATTTAGAAACTTTAGCCCCGCTCCATAGTAAATTGGTGCAATCTCCGTTGTAAAAGCCGAATTTGCAGCCCGCTCAACATAGTATAATTGTGCATTTGCAACTGATGCCCAGCTTAAATTCATTTCAGACTGAGATAAAACTGAAATATTTAATGTAGGAGTAGGTAATGGCGTTGAACCGCCACTTGCACCCGACAAAATAACAGCATTATGGATATCTATTTTAGATCGGATAACAGGTGTAACGCCCAGGGCATTGGCAACAGCCGGGGGGATCATTCCATTAGGAAGAAATTCAAAAACACTACCTCTGCCTGCTGGTGCTGTGGAATTTTGTAATTCTACAATGTTCAAATTGGCAGAACTAAACGTAGTCGAATTTATTACTTTAACCCTAAACATTTTTCCGCTTGCATCCACCAATGCAAATCCGACTTGTACACCAGAAGGCAAATAGCCGTTTGAAAGCGGATCACTCCAATTTGAAATATCCCCTTGCCAGAGCGAATCATTTACGGCTGTGAAAGTTCCAAAGTCACAAACTGCTGAAAATTGTGTTTGAATTTGACTAAATGCCAAAACTGGAAAAAGTAAGAATAAAAATATTATATTTTTCATAGGATTTTTTATTCAAATCTTGCCAGAATATTAAAACCGGATGATCCAAAACCTGACATTGAAGTTAGTGTAATATCCACAGTAGCCGGGGATGACCTTATTTGTTCAATCGTAATCCCTAAGGTTTGCAAATCAACAATTTGATTGTTGCCCCGGTTAATAATATTTATAACCGCAAACAAATCGTCTTCATTGTTACTATCTAGGGTTAAGGTCATATCGCCGCCCCCGTCCGTATCCGTATTTATGCCAAACCATGAAAAGCCGGTAGGGATCACATCTTTAGGAATAACTAGCGAATAATTACCCGGACTCGGTTCAGTAAAATCCATTGTACCTGCCCCAAAATACCGTACCACCAATGTGGTACCGCCCGCCGTTAAAGTGTCTTTATATATCGTTACCGCGCTGCCACTACCTCCGCCACTTGCACCCGACAAAATAACAGCATTATGGATATCTATTTTAGATCGGATAACAGGTGTAACGCCAAGGGCATTGGCAACAGCAGGTGGAATAACACCTAAATTAAGCGGATTATATAATGAACCTTGCCCAATAGGTGCTGTGGAATTTTGTAATTCTACAATGTCAAGGTTTGCGCTTGAAAAAGTTGCAGAGTTCAGATCCTTTACCCGGAATAATTTTCCTGTTGCATCTATTAGTTGATAACCAATCTGAATGCCGGAAGGCAGATAACCCTCATTTAGAGGGTCACTCCAACTATTAAAGCTACCACGCCAAATAGAATCATTTACGGCTGTGAAAGTTCCAAACTCCCCGACCACGCTAAAGCGTTTTTGAACTTGTGCGGATAGGGATACCGTTGTCAATAATGAGATTATAAATAGTAATTTTTTCATTTTTATTTGTTTTCGCAATTATTACGCAAAACGCCCCATATAGAGAAAACCCGATGATCCAAAACCTGAGATTGAAGTAGTGGTAGCAACAACCGTTCCTGCCGTCCCGTTGCTTTGTTCAATCGAAATACCAAGCGATGCAAGGTTTGCAATTTGATTGTTGCCTTTGTTTATAATTGCAGGAACATAAAACAAGTTATTTGCATCCGCGCTTACAATCGTTAGTTGCATATCCCCGCTACCGTTTGCGCTTGCATTGTTCCCAGACCAGTCGAAACCGCTAGCAACGCAACCGGAAGGAATGGTAAGCGTAAAAACGCCTGCCGATGCGCTTCCAAGCGTCGGGGCTGTTCCAAAGTGCCAAATCACCATTGTCGTACTTCCGGCTGTTAGTGTTGTTTTGATTGGTGATCCCCCGCCTGCCGGAAGATTTTTAATAGCGGACGCGTCCAAACGATTTGCTCCCGCTAGGGCTTCCAACCAAGCTTTTGCAATTGCCCCCGCAACGGTTCCACCAAACCAGCCGGGGGTTACACCATTTCGCAGGTATGCCGTATTGTTTGCCGGTGCGTTGGCATCTTCGCCCTTTAGGTAAAACCCCTTTGTGGTTGGATTGTGTTGAACCGAACCGACACTATTAGAAGGTGCTATAATTGACATATTTTTAAATATTAAATCTTGCCGCCTGTGTTACAAACGGCAAGAAATTTAAGGATTGAAGTTTATTGGACCATAAATTTCCGAACCCGAATCTTCGACTCCGTACTCTTCCGAACCCCCGCCGATTGGTCCATAGGTTGTTGTTTCGACGGGGCTTATGCCAAAGGGAGATTGGCAATAGGAACGTTTGCAAATAACGGCGCATAAAAGGACTCACCGCCTAAATCTAACTCATCCCGTGCAACCGATGTACCAAGTTGTCCGCCGCCGTCCAAGTGGCGAAGAATTCTTTGTTGTTCCAATAGGTTTAAAAATTCTTCGCCATTCCAATCGATACCCACTACCCTTTGTTCGCCCGAATTTCCGTAAATGTGTAATCCAACGTTGCAGCACTGCAAAGCGGATGTCAACTTGTTACGCCGGTCTGCTTGTTTCCCCCGGAAATTAAAAGTTGTAAGTAGGGAATAAACGCCGCTATCGTCTGTGTAAACAAATTCATAATATGCCGACTTGCGCTCGAACGTTACTTTGTTCATCGTCGCTCCGCCTATCATGGTGTAACCTAAAATAGTTTGATTTGCAACATCAAATTGATTCACAGCCGCTGCCATTGCAGCCCAATCAACCGATCCGATGTCAAACCATGCAATTTGCGCTATGCCACCCCTCCCGTTACAAGATAGCGGGTTTAGGATTTCTTCGAGCGCACAGCTAATTAATGCCATTGTCTTTTACTTTTTTGGTTTTGGTTTAAAAATAGTGCCTCGTTTTTAAGCAGGTATAGCGTAAGTATATCCCCCTGCAATGTAGTCAGTATCGTTTATAGCAGCCGCCATAAGGGTATGCGCTAAAAACTTGTGCGTTCCGTAATCTTCTGCATCTTCGGAAACTTGCATCATTACCGCTACCTCGCGTTCATTTACGACCGGAAGGTCGGCAAAGTTTGCGCCCAACTGAATAACCCCAGAGACAGTGAGGTAAGCAAAATGGGAGGCACCCGTCAAATACTGATCGTATTTACTTATTTCCTGTACTGGAATTACTACCGTATCGTCTATAAAATAGGCATATATTATTCTACTTCCACCGTCTGTGCTAATCGTAAATTCCTGACGGGTAATCCGCTTTTCGTTTTGTAACGTATTTTCTTTTTGACGGTTGTAAGCCTGTCGAACCGCCCGAAACTCGGGAGGCGCAACGGCAAAGATTGGATAGAACGCATCCCCAAATCCACCGACGCCGCCCTCAATGATAGCATCCTGTAAAGGTGCCGGCGAAGCATCAAAGATTTCATCATACAAATCCACGATATCCCGACCGTCCCCAATGAACTGGGTGCCGTCGTTTGAAATATCGGTTGCTTTGATAAAATTTCCGTCCAGGTGTTCCATACCGGCATCCGCCCCCCGTTCCCGGAGTAGTTCAATCCAACCCCGGCAAGTACCAGCCGTGCGCCGGAATGCTTCTTCAATTCGAGCCGGTGTGCCGTCTTTAAATTGAACTTGTCCCAAGGAATGCAGTTTACCGCCTACCAGCGTCATCCGATGCCCCAAAGTTGCGTTTTTCATTAAAATTCTTACCAGTTCGTTGGTTGCTTCAACACCTTCTGTCGAAAAGGCAACGGTTGGATTTTCAGACCAACGAAGCCAAGCCCGATAGGTGCTGTTCATCCATTCGTCGTAACAAAACTGCTCATTGATTTTGGCTTTACATGGCGTAATTTCAAAATTAGCCATAGAAAGGGTGCCGGTAGGTGTCCAGGCGCAGGAGTTATGTGATTGCCACATGAATGGCGTTCCTTGCGCGTAATGAATCCGGTAGGTCAAATCCGTCGTGAGTTGCATATAAGAATACAAGCCAAACTGGTCCTGGTAGAAGCCGAATTTGTCGCTATATTCGGTTTTTGCAAGTGCATTTAACCGGGTTGTTTCAAAGTAGATTGCATTGCGCAACCCACGGAATCTCGGTCGAATCAAAAATTCCATATCTTATTTTTTGATTATTTAATATTTAGATGTCGTTCCTTCTGGTACAAGTATTGTATCCAAATTCGTTATGGTTTTGAATTGCTTTTTGTCGGGCGCTCCTTCGTTTTTTTCCTGCTTTCCTTCTTTGCCCTTTAGTGCAAGTATTTCGCTTTCCAACCCTTCAATTGCCGTTTGCATAATTTCAACCTGCGTATTGGCAGCTTTTTGGGCTTTTAAAAATTCGCCGTGGCTTTGCTTTTCCTGTTCCTGTAATTCGCTAACTACACTCGCGGTTACTTGTGTAATCATGTCTTTTTTCCAATCTTCCAAAGAAAGGGTTTCGATCTGATTAGCAAGCTCCTCGGCTGCCTGTTCGATGCTTCCTTCCTTTACTTGCGTTTGAATGCCAAAAGCTTTATTGACTGCTTCGCTAATTCTTTGCAATACTGATTTATCCATTTTATTTGTGTTTTGTGAAATAGATGAGTATGAAAAATTAATATTTTCCTTCGGTTCAAATTCGGATGTAAGTCTATCTAAAACCTGTTCAAAGGTTGCCACGCCGTCAATCAATCCCCGGCTGTGCGCTTCCTTTGCTAAAAAAAGGTGTCCCGATAAAGTGTCTTCAATTTGTTCTTTTTCGCCCGTGAGGTTTCTATACTGCTTTACAGCATCCAGGAAGGCATCGTTTCGCGTTGTGATGGATTGTAGAATCGGATCGGTATTGCCTTTTAGCAAAGCCCGCCATTCCTTGTTTTTATTACCCGATGTATTGGAATAGATTTCGATTTGGTTTTCTGCAAAGTATTGAACGATTCGCCGGTCTATGGTGACCATTGAACCGATTGATCCAGCTTCAGCATCTTGCCCGGAAAGGAATATTTTTTCGGCAGGAATTGCGCCCTTGTATGCCGCGCTTGCAATCGTATGCCCCCAGACGTAAACTGGCTTTTTTGTTTCTGATACGGCGTTTTGGAGGAAGCTTCCCGCCATTACTTCGCCGCCGCCGCTATTTATTTCAAAAATTATTGCTTTTATAGATGGGTTCGTGTCTGCCTGTTTTAATTCGGATGTGGTTTGCCGAATCCCGCGACTAGATAAACCGTCCTGCATTCGCATTACCCCATCCATCCGAATATGAGCTATGGAATTTTCTGGAATGTCTGTTTCTTGCAAAAAGGAAAACCCTTGCCCAACCCTTTGACCACTATTCCAAATGGTCGGGGCAAGCTGTTCCCGGCGTTTTGCGTATTCTACTTTTTCGGCTTCTGATAGGTTTAATTGCAATATATCCAACTCCTCTAGGTATTGTTGTAATGCAACCATTGCAAAAATGGGTTCAATTTCCCACTTCCCAAAAGCGATTAATTTATCAATTTTCCGGTTAGATTTTGGCAAGGGTTTTCCTTTTTTGGCAAGGTAAAAGATCGGACGAGGGAAAACAATATAATTGGTTAGACTATTGGGTTTTATTACCCGGTTTTTGGCGTGGCAAAACGCCACAACTTTTGCCGATGCCCCTTGCAACATCCGGGGTAATTCCAAATTTTATGGCTGTTTGGTGGCGGCTTGCCCCTTCTTTTATGTATTCTGCTACAAAGGGAGAAACTATTGCCGCGTAATCCAGAACGATTAAAACATTTTTGGCGTGTTCGGGGATTTGATCCCAAGCATCACACTGTTCGCCCGAAATAGCATTATAAAAACGGATAGCAAAATACTCATGTCTTTGAATCGCGTTCATAAGGATATAATTTTATGTTCTACTGCCTTTGTTACATTTTCAACGATTTCTTTTAGTCCACAACTATGGCAAAGCGTCAAGGGGAGAACATTATATTTATTACATAGAATTATAATAGTTTTAAAATCGCTTATTTGGAAGGCTTCTAAAAACCCCGCGTGTTCGGTTTTTGGTATTTTCTCGAAATGCCAAACCATTAGCATTCTATTAGTTTAAATTCGACCGGTGTCGAAATTTCATCCACCAAGCTAAAATCCTTTATTCCGGTCATCTGATAAATCAAGAAAGCGTCCTGGTAAAAGAAACCTACTGTTTCCCGAAAATTGAAGGCTTCATAATTGTCATAGTGAATAAATAGTAAAAATTCAAAATCTAAAGCGGCGTACTGTTCTTGCAAATACCGCTTATAATAAAGCCGGTAAAGGTCTTCCTGAAATTCCGCAAATGCCAGGGGTATCGTTTTAGGGTTTCCCGTCCCGTCCGAGCGTGGTCGGATCGGAACTTGTGAAACATAACCAAAGGTGTTCCGAACATTCCCCTCGAAACTTAGCTGATAGGAATTGCCGTCTGGATCGAGTTGGTTTACAATTCCATAGCAATACAAAAGCCGGAAGCCTAAATCAAAACTTATTTTCCCGGCTAAATTGTCCATTATAGCCGGTAAATATGGCGTAAAACGGTCTGGATCAATCCCGTCCCCAGTTTCTTGTACCGTCGTTGGAACTTCTACCGTCGGTTCAAAAAGTTCCATTTCTATTTTTGTGGTAGTGGCGCTGCCTTTTCCGAAATCTATTAACCGGCTGTGCGCTTCCCTTTTTAATCCCAGGCTGTCAATGTAGGCATCGGTTGAATCCTTGAACTTTAATTCTAAAAACCTTGCCCGTTCGGATTCTTTGTTCCTTACAATTCGACTACCTGAAACCACCATTTCGGAAATATCTTTTACCCCACTATTCCTTTTAAAAAACCCTTCAATTTTAACCCCGGATTGACTGACATCAAACGCCGGGTATTGCCAAACCGTGCGTGATTGGTAGTCAGTTACAATTTTTGCACCAATCACGCGCGCCATTTCTTTGAATAACTGATAGCCGTTCACTGTGTCCGTTAATAAGTCAGCGAGGTATATTTCATCGTCGTTTACATAATAAAAGACATCCGGCGAAAAAACCAAGCTATCAGCACTTTCAATCGTGTAAGGGTAATTGTTTCCCGACCCTTGATTAAACGCATCCCCGTAACCCATCACCACCCCAAAGGAATCCCCCGCTTTTAGGTCTTCCAGAATTATATCGTAATTCAAAAGAGGGGTAACGGTTTGGACTTTGCTTCCTGCAATTTGTTCCTCCCAAAGGAAGTCCAATTGCGGAGGTCGGTTTCTGTAAATCGCAATGGTAAAGGTGCCAGGGGGATCGTTTGGAAGTGCGGGAGGAGGTAATGTTATTTTTAAGTTTGTTATTATAATCCGCAAATCAGCATCCGGCCCCGCAGGGGGATAAAGGTATTCAAACGGACGGGGCAAGCCTGGACCAACAAAACGGTTGTATAAATTAAACGGATCACTAACCTCCTCAAAAAGTACGACCTCCCCATCGCCTGTTTTGCTTTGTGGCGTGGTAAGGTTTAAATCTACCCTAAATTCGTGATGCTTATCCCGGTAACTATACCAACGCCTATCCGATAAGTAACCAAAAACCCGGCTTCCTATTTCCCCTTCCCAATAGGGGCTTCTTAATTTCCAACCCTTACTGCAAAGTAAAGCATCCATTAATTTGTAAAGGTTGAAAACCATCCGTAAATCCTTGCGCGTCACATCCCCAGGCGTGTTCCAACCGCCCCAATGGGATAAAGCCGGGTAGACGAGACGTTTTGGATCACCCCAGGCATCTACAACGACCTCCTCAAATCCGTATGTAAATACACCCAAATCTACCGAATTCAGTGGGGTTTCTTGTAAGTCCGTAACCCACCCGGTGCCATATAATTCTACTTCGATTTTCTTTTCCCTGTCCTGAAAACCCAAAACCCGGAGCTTATCTATTGGAAGGGTTACGCCGTCCGCTTTTACCTCGACGGGAATTGCAATCTTTTTCCGGTTAAAAACATTGGATTGATAAGATTCTAAAATGGATAAATTTCTTGGTGTATAAGGCAGAGAATTGGAAGCGGACGCGCTTTGCGCTATTTCATCCGCCTCTGTTAATTGTTCTATCGTCTTTGAAAGTCGCATCCCAAATTCCGTATCCGTATCCAGGTAGACAACTTGGTTTACACCAAAGACATTGGCAAATTGAGTGGACACGTCTAAAATTCGGATCGTAATCATTGGGTGTTTAATTTTGTACTAAACCGGAAGGTAAGGTTTAGCCGTGTGGCTTCGCCGCGATCAAAAAGGGATTCGTTTTGGCGGTTGAATAAAACCCGGCGTATTACTTCGCCATAATCTGAAATTGTGCGAAGCAAAATATAAGGGGATCGCAATAACTCCTCGTACATTTTTCGGTTTCCTTCCGTTATCCGTTCGGTTTGTACCGTGAATGTTTTTTCCGCTTCGCTTGCCTTTTCATATTGCCCGCCCTCCAAATATAGCTTACCAAACAATGCATTACGTACTGAATATTCTAAATCCCTTTCAAAAGAATCGGTTTGCTGAATAATTGCCCGTTGCTGTAAATGTTCAAAAGTTACCGTCTGCCAACTGCCTTTGTCTTCTACAAAATACATTTCCGCCACTTTGCAATTACAAGATACTAATCGCCTTTCAATCAGTTCCGAATAAGCAACCTCGGCGGTTGTTATCCCGTCTGCATTTAAACGTTCGCAAACAACTTGGACATCATACCAAACCGTCCCGACCGGCTTTAGGCTTTTTATCCTTCTGTTTGACGTACCGATTGCAAGGACATAAACGCGCCGGTGTCCTTTGTCGTTATAGTCTATTGTCTGTTGATCTGTAAACAGGATGTTGTTGTCCTTGTCGTAATACCGGGTACGGACAATAAAAGGCGGGTATTTTACCGGCGTGGCTTCTATCCAAATATGGATCCACTCATAAGAATCCCCACAAATTGCGCGGCTTTTCTTCCGGCTTGTCAGAAAACGTATTTCCCGGTTTCCATTGGGCGCAAATGGGGCAAGCAAATTCGTTTCTTCCAATTGACAAACCGCGTTTGCAATTGTAAATTTTGCCGTTTCATACGTTTCTTGAAAGATTTTATTGCAATTTATATCAAATTCCACCCCGCCAAACTTTAAATACACGGAAGACGTGAATAGGGCATCCACAGCCGGGGCAAACTGATAAATGTCAGGAATGGAGCTTGAAAGCAGGGCAGCAAGCCGATTTGTTGTATCTATTCGGACAACGGATATAAAGGGGAAATCCGGTAAAAACGGGATGTCTGAAAACCGGTTTTCTGTTATTGGACCGGCATCGTTAAAAACTTGATACCAAATTTTGAATTGTCTTGTTTGTGCTTCTTCGCCGTTTGCGCTGTCGAGTGTAGTTATAAGCGACAATCCAGACACATCAAATGTCCAAACCGATTGGACTTTACTTTCCACACTTTCCGCCCTGACAACCCAGCCCAGGGGGGAAAGGCTTTGCACAATGGAAAAAACAAAATCTTTAAATTCGATGTTCTTGCGAAGCATACCAACAAAATTAAAAGCCACGTCGCGAGTCGTTCCCGTTGTCTGAAAAGTGGTTTGTGTGTATGGCGTGGCGTTATTAACCTCAAAGGTAATGCCCTTTATTTGTACCTGTTCAAAATTGGGTGATCCCGAACTTTGAAAGTTGATTTCAAAAAAAGCCTTACTTCCTACTGCCAGGACGTGTTCATTAGTCAGGAACACCCACCGGATGGGAAACGATTTAGCATTTGGTAAAATGCCGCTCGGCTGTTGTATAAGTGCTATTGGCATGGGTCAAATGCTTTTTGGTTTTGAAAAACTTCCAGGGCTTGGTAATATTCTTGCGCCCGGTTTTCCGCTTCCGTATCTGGATTTGAAAAGCCAGCTTCCGTGTATTCAATTTCGGCAATTGCTTTTAAAGATTCGTATTCCCTGCCAACTTGCGCGGGGAGTAGGTATTCCCCCGTAAAAACAATCAATACCTGGTTTACGGTAGTAGCTGCGTTTAGGTAATTACGTAATTCCATGTAATCCCCTAGCATATCGTAATGAGAATCAATAGGGATAAAACGATTATCCAGGGGTTTGTTAATGCAGTCAACGAACACTTGCACGTTTTCAAGTATCATAAGCGACAAAATGCCGTCCACATCCCCGTTATCCAAATAGAATTGGATTTGCGCGTTTATTTCTGCTAAAGTCATTTTCCTAATCTTTTATTTACTTGCTTGTCTCTTTCTGCAATCCGGTTTGCACGGTTTAAGCCTAAAACTATCCCTCTTTCTGTTCCCGACTCGACGGCTGCTTTGTTTTGTGCTGCCATATCTTCGATGCTGTTCGGGTCAATGGCTACGATTTGAACTTGTCCCGCAGGTCCTGTGGCATTTCGATAAATCACCGAGTCAATGTTAGGTTTTATAACCGCCCCGGTTGAAAGATACGGAACGCCATAGTTTTTGTAATTATTCATTCCTGACAGGAGCGCCCGTTTGCCTTGAAAGACTTTACCCAACATAGCCTTTAGTTGGTCTTCAAAAATAGCAGTAGAACGTTTGTTCATTACACTTACTCCGCCATACTCATCCACATCAAACCATTCGCCATTTTCTACCAATACCTGCTTTCCATTTACATTTACGGGAACGCCATGGGATTTATCTTGGTGGGTTGCACCCCGAACTTTACCGCCAATAATATTGCCTTTTGCGGCATTTTCCAAAATAATCCCTTTGTCCGCCCTTTGCCTGTTGATTGCCGATATTTGCGCCGTCGTTGTAGCGGTTAAAAAACCGATCCGAACTGCTTTAAACAAGGTGCCAAACGGATCTGGGATTGTGGTAGGCGCCGACAGAATATTGACAATACCTTCTGCTAAGGAAGCGAAGGCAGCCGCAACCCGATATTTTTTTTGTGTTTCAAATTCTTCCTTTTCAAATTCTTGTTTTTTGGTGCTTAGCTCCTCTGCGAGGCGTTCTTGTTTTTCGGTGTTGCCTTCTGCTAACTCAATTTCCTTGTTATACCGTTTTTCTAAGTCGGCAATTTGTGCATCGCTAATGGATGCGCTGGTATCTGAAAGTGACTGAATAGCCGTTCCAATACTTGAAAAAATTAGCTGTTGTATTTCGGCAAACCGCTCAACAAAAATTTGTTGCTCGTCTAAAATTCTCTGACTTGTCTCCTTTATAATTTCAAGCCGTCGTTTTTCGGATGTCTTCCGAATAGCTTGGATGTCAGTTGCTTCCTGTTTCGCATTTTCAACCGCCCCGGATTCGGAAGCAACCTCGGAAGCGATTTGCACACTTCCAAGCCGTTTAATATCTTCAATATCTTTTACCGACCGGGTTGCAATTGCACGCAATTTGGACTGAAAGTCCTCCGCGTCTTTTAGGGCATCTTCTGCTTTTAAAAGCTTTTGCAGAATGCCAGGGGCTTGTTCGGGGCTTACTTCTTCAAATCTTTTTTGTAAGTCTTGCACCTCCTTACGAAGTGCTGCAATAGAACCTTTTGCAAATTGGTCTGCCGCTACTGCCGAGGTTTTCAAGTTCTTATCAAAGTCTTTGAGCGATTCGCTTGTATTGTCTATTTCATCCGCGTATTCCTTTTCTTTGTCTGATGCATTTACTACCGATTGAGCCCGTTTGTTGGTAGAAGCATTGGCAGTATCTAGGCCTTTCGCATTGTCTTTTGCCTTCCCTCCAATATCTATTCCAAAAAAAGCGGCGGCGGCGGTTGCCAGCCCGTTTAATGTCTTTCGGAATTGTTCGCTTCTTTTATAGGCTTGTGTAAATAGGATTACCAAACCGCCCAAAGCTGTGACTACAATACCGACCGGGTTTGCAGTTAGGGCAATATTTAAAATAGCTTGCGCCCCAGCATAGGCGATGGTTGCAGCCGTTGCAATAGTTTGTTTTGCAGCAAGCAATAAAGCGGAGGAACTTGCTGCAATTTGCCGGGCATTTAGTATCAAAATAGCTGTTGCAAGCGTTCCGATCTCAATCCTGTTTTCCCGAATAAAAGCGGGGATTGCCTTTAGGACATTAAAAAAAGCAAGGAATCCAGCAAGCACTTTTGTTAATACTTCTGTTCCTAAAATTTTTAGATCGGTTTTTACCCCGGCAATTTCTTTTGCGAGGTCATTTTGTATTTTTGTAAACTGCTTATTTACCTGAAGCAATCTTTCTTGTTGCCCTTGGTATTCGTTCGTTATATCAATCAGCGATCCGGTTTCCTTATCTATGTTTTGAAGGGAAATGAGGAATTGAAGCCCAGCGTCTTCGCCTGGACCGCCAAAAATATCGGCTATTGCCCGACCAACCTCCGGGGAATCCGATTTCAATTCCCCTAGTCTTTTGGTAACGGTAGCGATTGCCGATCCTATGCCTTCTTCGCCAATCTGCTTTTTTATTTCTTCTGCGCTTAGTCCAATGCCCGATAAAGCATCCTGGGTAGCCTGTGGCAATTCGCGCAATCTTAGTGTCACTTCTTTTACAACATCAATACCTTTGTCAGAAAAAATACCCTGCTTTGCTGATTGATTGATGACCGAAAAAAATTGATCTGCCGAAAGACCGGCTTCTTTGAAAAACGCGGGGTATTCCCGAGCCGTGTCCAAAAATTCGCCGTTTGCATTTGATCCAGCGATAAAACCTTCTTCAATTTTGGACAAAGCGTCATCGAATGAAATACCAAGCTGCTTGCTTACTGCATTTGCCGCTTGCGTAATGTCCCCAGTTTCTGCCTGAAAAGTGTCCGCAATGGCTGCGATATTGGATGTGAATCGGTCTAAGTCTTCGCCTGTTGCTCCGGTCAACGTTGATATTTCCCCCCGTAATTTTACAAATTCGTCTGCAAATTCGCCAATATATTGCCCGGCTGATGCAAATGCCGCCCCTGTTGCTGCAATGGCACCGGGTACCGTGAGAAGGCTTGCAAGGTCAATTCCGCCCAAAGCAGAAAAAGCACTTTCATAATTACCCACGTTTCGCCCGAATTGTCCGAGGTTGGCATCTATGCCTTTTAATTCTTTGTCTAATTTTTGTATTTGGGAAATCAACTCCGGACCAAAAGCATCGCGCTCGGCTGCGCCTAATTCCCGAAATTCGCCGCGTAATTTTTTCAATTCGGCATTGATAGCACGGTAGGAACCTTGCCCTTTATCGGCTGCCACTTCAAATTCTTGCGCTGTTTTTCGGGTTTCGTCTTTTAGGTTTTTTTGATCGGCTTGTAATTTAACCAGTTCTTTTTCTGCCCGCTTATATTGTTCTGTTCCAAAATCAGCCGTTTCAAAAGTTTTTTTGACATCGGAAACCGCCTTTTTCAAATCCTCCTGGTTCTGAATTGCCCTTTGTATTCCATTTACTTCAACCGTAAAAGCGATAACTTTTGCCATTTTATTACCTTTATAACTGTGTATGTTTAAAGTTAACTGATTTCAGGGGTTTGGTTGGTCGATAATCCAAACCCTTATTCTAATTCTAATTCTATTCTGTCGGCTAAATATCCCCAAAGTGAACCCTCACCCTCATCAACTGAAAAATACGGTTTAACAACAAAATACTCCTCGTTAGCATCGTCTTCAATCGAATGGAAAATATTTGCGACTATTTCCGACATATATTTTTTCATTGCAGTTGGAAAATTATGATTAGCACAAAAAGCGCTTACTTTTAGGTTAGTTAAAATCAAGTGAGATAAATCAACAACCGCCCGATTAATTGGCTTTATATTTTCGCTACTTATATAAAAGCTACATTCGCTTTTGGTTTTAATAGTTACTTGTGACAAACTAGCGTCTGCCTGCCGGAATACTTTTATTAAATCTTTTGTGTTCATGCTGCAATGTTTTCGATTGCCCTTTCAAAGGACAAAGTAAAATAGGTTACAATATCTAAAACTTGCTCAAAGTCCCGTTCTGCCCGTTCGGTTTCAAAACTGTTTACGATCCAGCCCGTCCTTCTTCCATTAGTCGTATAAGAATATGAACCGTTTGAAGGAATACCCTCCACCTTATGAGTATTGGCAACCGCAAAAACAAAAGATTTCCGCGCTTTTGCTGAAAGACCAGGCTTTATTATGTCCGCCCAATTTAAAAGCCCTTCTATGTATTTTGATTTGCCCGCGCCCGATCCCCTTTGGTACGGGACACGCCCGGCATTAACCCCGGTGTCAACCGGTACCAGGTAATCGTTCGCCATTATTGCCCCTACCAACTTGTCAAGGCTTTCCTCCGTTATCACCCCTTCAATCGAATCAATTCCTTTTCCGCTTGCCCGGTGTCCTTGTGCCAATAATTCGCGCTTGGCTTTGAATGCCAGTCCATTCAAAGCGTTTTGAAACCTTCTAATTAATTCAAAATCTAGCATGGGCAAACGGTGTAAGACAATTGCTTTATAGTTGGGTTGTCGTAATTAAAATTTCCTGCCGGAAGCGGATCGCACACCTGAAAACGTAGGGTAGTAAAATACGCCCGGTATTCCGAATAATTAAAGCGACCCCATTCCCTCAGTTCTATATTATCATTTATCAAAATTATGGAAAGCTCCTGTTCTAAAGAAACAGGCAAGATGTTTAATTGTGGGTTGTCGTTATAGTATTCCATCCGCCCCGCGCTAATCCATTCAAATACGGATTGCCCATTTTTTTGTAATTCCCAGAGTTGATAGGTACCAAGCTCCTGTAAAAAGTTGCGAAGCATCCAAAGCACATTTTGTTTTACCTGTTCCGGTGTTCGGGTTTCGCTAGGTGGGCAAGACTCACAAGCAAGTTTATCTATCAGTAAAAGGTGCCATTCATACACCAACTCACCGCCCGACAAATCGGGCATTGTTGCGAGTAGGTTTTCTATTAGCAGTAAAGGAAACTCGGCTTGCATTTTCTCCGGGGCTGCCTTTTGGTTTACCCACGTCCTGGCCCAAAACGTCTCGTCTAAAAAATCTTGATAGTCATAGCCCAGGGTGTCGCTTCCAAATCCCGGTTCACCCCGCGTTACCCCAAACGTGTTGATTTGCTTACCACTTTTGTAAGACATATCAACAACAACCTGTTTACATATTTGCGCAAATGCTTCTTGTGTCATATACGGGAATTTTTTAAAGCCATTTTTTCTATAAAGTCTTCCATGTCAGCATAAAATACGGCATCCCATTGTTTTACGCCAATTTGACTATACCATCCTTCTTCCATTGCAAACGTGTAGTAAATGCGCCACCCGCTTACCTGCCAGGCTGCCTCCGCTTTTTCTGCCTGTTCCTTTTCGTAATCACTTTTTTTGATCCGGTCACTGCCTGGCGAACCTTCCCAAAAGAATTTGTACGTAGGTTCTGATTGTAAATTATTAATGAATTGGTCAAAAAAAAACGGATGTCCAAAACCAGGTCTAAGGGTAGGGTTGAAAACAATTCTTTTCGCCGGTCTATAAATTTACGCCGGTCCGACTTGTCACTTGGCAGCTTTTCGCCCGGCTGTCTTATAAGGATTGCAAATTCAGTCAACCCCAAATTAAAATCTATATTACCCGCCCCTTTTGGATCGGTTTCGTTTCTGGCGGCGGCCCGTCGTTGATATTCCAATACCTCAAGTGATTCACCGAGCGTCAATCGGGCTTGTGACATTACCCGGATAACGGAATCGGTATTTATTACAAAATCCTTTTGCTTATGTGTGAAGGCGAAGTTTTGAGGTATTTCTTCGGGTTTGTAGCGGTTGATGAGGGTAACAAGGTGTGCATATACCTTAATGAGCGTTATAGTGTCCCCAATTTGTATTTTGTATCCCATGGTAATTAGATCGGTTTCCTCCTCACTGGAAAACAAAGGAAGGGAATCAATGTCACATTTCACCAAGCAAGCAACGGCATTCCTTAATAAAATGAAATTTTCTATTGGTTCGGCATCCCCTACGTTAAACCACAAATACTCAGCACTGCGAAAATCGCAAAAATCCCCAAATTCAATGTCAGACGCGGCAAAAGGAATGTCAACCTCCTTAATAAGATTGTCATCTGTTTCAAACCGTATCCTCATTTTCCGAAGGGTTTTGGTAATGTTCAAAAATGTATTTTGCGATTGTGCTTGCCTTAGTCATATTTGTAGGGATGGAAATTTTGTTCTTTTGGGCAAATGCTTGCATCGCTATTCCCTTGCCTTCAAATCTTTCCATTATGTCATCCTCGCTTTCAAACGGTTTGTCTTTTGCATTTACCGTTTTTACTATTTTTTTATTGGAAGGTTCTACAATCTGAGCGGCTTGGTAGGCGTAACCGCCCGCCACAACGTCGGGGCATCCTTCGCATGGCGCAAAATCGGAAGATTTGGATCGGTCGTCGTCTGCTTTTCGCAATAGCGTTGCCCCGCCCGTTGGAATTTCCCTTAGTTGCTTTTCCCCTATGTATTGTTGTATGGCTTCATAATCTTCTTTGAAAACCCACGACAAAGACATAAGGATAGATCGAAACGTTCCCCCGGCTTTCCTTCCATCGAAGTGAACAGCGTTTTTACTTAGCACTTCGGCAATTTCTTTGGCAATTTCATTTTTAAATTCTTTCATGGTATTTTAATTAAATTGATTAAGCTGATGCACCTCGCCAGGTTGATTTTATTTTTCGTATTGGCTTTAAATTTTCAGAACCCCAATAGCGCACCGCGTCCCAACCGTGGTCGAATGCTTTAACGGGTTCGTTTGTCACTTTGCCGGTTTTCTTGTCTATCTTATACCTGTAACGCTTTCTTTCGTTCAATAAATTATAGCTCGTTTCCGTGATATACAAATTATATTGATTTATTAATTGCAATCCATAGCTTACACTGTCAGCACCTTTTAACGCAGGAATCATATTCCAACCCCTTGTTTTTAAGTCATCCATCGCCCTGGGGTCTGCCGGATCACCGTACACTTTTGCTCTGGGGTCTGGAAGTATCGCTTTCATTGCAAAATGCATATCGTCGGTTTTCATCCGATGTAAGTAAAATTGCTCGTCCAAAAATACATCTTTTTCATTTAGCAAACCACATTCTATTAAAACCGTTGGGTTTGCCCTATATCCAAAGTCCATTCCATACGCTCGGTTTTTCAAAAACCGGGGCATAATGTCCACGATAATTGGAGGACGTTCTATGCAAAGTTCGTGGATTGATCCCGTCTTTCCAAGCCCATACACGTTCCAACTTTCTATGTCCATTTCTTTAAGGGAAAGGATTTCTTCTTTTATGGTCTCACGGATAAATGGGTTGTGTGTAAAATTAGAATAAAAGGTAATTGCATCCGGTCGGGGCATTATATGCTCATGCGACCAGAATTCGGAAGTTGGGTTATAGTCGATAAATACTTCTTCCGATTTAAGTATTAACTGCCGTACTACTTCCCATTGTATACCGTCCGCTTCATTTAAAAACAAAATATCCCTTTTCCCGTTTTTGGCATCCTGGGCATCCTTAAAAGAAGTAAATTCTAAAACTGATCCGTTCTTAAATCTAAAAGTTCTTTCGGTTCGGTTCTTACTTTCTATAAATTCGTTCATCCACGGATTGTCCGTCAAGATCCGGTCTTCAAAATCCCGTAACGCCCCTTTTTTTAAGTTGGGAATGTCTTGCCCGACTACCGTTGCGATTCGCTTTTTTTCTACCAGTCGAATAAATATAACCTGTAAAATGGAATAAGTTTTGCTAGATGAGGTGCCACCTTGATTATTTTTTATTTTCGCTTTTGAATAGTAATTCCACTCAAAAACCGGGGAGGTTTTAAGTCTTTCAATTACGCCGTTCTTTGATTTATATTGATATATCATCCTCCGAAGTTACCGGGGCAATTGATCCGCCCACTATTTCAAATTCTATCTTAGCGGGTATTCGTTCGTCCCCCGCTTTATAAGGTTCGGGGTTTCTTGTGAACGTTTCGCCGTCTAAATTAGTAAGCACAAAAATAGCAGCCTGAAGCGAAGGCCTTTGGTAGATTTCTTTTCTTCTTATTTCAGTTATTTTTATTTCCCCTTTTGTGTCTTGATTGGGAATGCCTTTCGTTTCAACAACTTCTTTAGTCCACCCTTCCAAGTGCCGTTCTAAAGCACTGGATGCCTTTTCGACTAAATTGGCGTGGTAGGTAGCTTGTTTTTCAAGTTTTGCTTTATTATATAAATCTTCGATTTCTTCGATTTCTAACCAATTGCGCCAGGTGCTTTCCGATCTTACCCCGTTCTGTTGAATGCAAGACAAAAAAGTATATTGGTTAGTCGCATAGCAATCACAAACCTTTTGCGCAATGCTTATTTTATCTTCTATACTTATGTCCCTGCCTTTCGAGGGGAGGTTGTTACTTTTCATAGCATTCTATTAAAAAGCTTATCGGGTTGGAAGGGTTTTTCAAATGCTGCATTGTCTTTTTATAATCGTTCATGTTTTATAATTTAAAAAAGCAGACACTTTGTTATAGGTGCCTGCTTTTTGGTTTAATAGATAGTATTTTCCGGGCTGATTAAGGGCGGTTACCGCCTCTGCGGAAAGTGTTTCCTTCTGTTCCGGTTCCACCTTCACCAGTCCCAGTCCCAGTATCGCCGCCGTTTTCGCCGGCTCCACCTTCTCCCCCTGTTCCTTCGCCGCGTCGTAGCTGTGTTATTGTATTTTATTGTAAAAAAGTTCCACCTTCACCCACTGTTCCTTCTCCCCCTGTTTCTTCTCCCACTGTTCCTTCGCCGTCCCCACCACCTTCAGGAACGGGTTGATCCACATCGGCGGCAATTTGGGTTAAGAAAGCAGCCTGGGAAGTAAGTAAGGCAGTGTTTTGGTTTCCTTTGTCAACTGTATCAGATAAACGGTTCAAAATTTCCGTTTTCTGTGCTTCTGTGAGCGTTTGTGTAGCCAGTTGGTTGATCAGGTATTTTTGATCGCTGGATACTTCCTGTAAAGTCGTTGCAACTTGCGCAATAACCACGCCCGATTGAGTAGTAGCTTCATCAATTTGATTCAGCTTGTCGATTACGTCCTGATTGAATTCAGCCATTGTTTTTTGAATTTTGGTTAATTTAATAATAATTGGTTGTAAATGCTTGTTCAATATGGGATTTAATACCTTCTCTAGCTGTTCGTTGCTAAGGTCTAAATAAATATTGATAAGTGCCATTACGTTGAATTTTGAAAGGCAATTTACGTCAAAAAAATTAAAGTGTCAAAAAAATTAATCGTCATCTAGTTCAAAGCCTTTTTTCTTGAAACTTCTTCGGATGTAAAGTTTATCCGGTAAACAGCAGATGGGTAGTTCACTTGTCTGTTTTTGCGCCAATCAAAAGGGAAGCAAAAGCGATTACCGCTCCAATCAGCCCGGTTAAAAAATCACCTTCCCTTAATGCTGCTATGATAAGCGCGGCGGATATAATAATCCAGCCAAGTAAAAACCATTGTGTACCGCTCATCTGTTTTTTGACTTCGCTCATTGCTTTTTAATTTAAAAGTTTTCAAATTGCCATTCTTTCCCATTCTTCTTCACCGCTATAAATTGAAACGGGTACATATCAGCAACAATTTTAATTTTTACCCGGGCATCGTCTTGCCAGTAGCCTTTTACCTCATGCAGTTCGATTTGTCCATTTTCAAGCATCACGGCAAAATCCGGCGTGTAAAAAGTATTGTCAGCAAGCCGGAATTTCAAGCCCTCAAATTTATACCAAACCACATCCCCGGAAATTTTCCGGGTTTCCAAATAGTTTTTGTACGCCTGTTCGGTTTTATTCATTTCGCCGGTCTTCAAACGACCAAGCGCCTGAATTGCACTTTTGTTGTTTGCAGGTTGTCGTAAACCGGAATTGTTATTCCATGCCATTTTTACGGCTTGTAAACATTTGCAAAATTTGTATAGGTTAGCTTGGTCCAATGCACGATTTGCCCTTCCAGCAGCTTCGTTTTGTCTTTCTTTCGTCTGTAATTAAAATATTCTATAAATTCCTCATAATTATCAAAGCCGTCGTTTTTTGCAATTTGAGTAAGTTGTAGTTTGTTATTGATTGAAATGCCTTCGATTTTAAGGGAAACCAAATAATTATCTGCCAAGCCCTCAAAGCCAGGGGCATCAATAAACAGTATTTCAAACTTTTCGGTAGCAGTTACACAAGGCATTGCGTGGGAATGTTGAAATCGGTATCCAAGCCGGAAGGTATGTTTTTTAATACCCGTCTGCATTTTTTGTTTAAACCCTGTTAGTTTGCCCCAGGGAAATTCTCGGGAGAAGGTTAATAGCATAGGAATACTTTTTTATTCTTTGTTTTGTTGGGAAAATAAGTCTTGGTCGTTTTCATCTTCCATCCACGTAAAAACGATGGGTGGGTGTCTGCACATTTTTTCAAAAACCCCAATTGTTCAATACTAAATTTTGTCATCTCGTTTAATATTTTAGAATGTCAGAAGATAAAATATTTTCGATTGCCCGCAAAACGGCTATTTTTTTGGCAGTAAAGATTATTTTATTTTTAATAAAGTCCTCATTCGTTATAATGTCTATTTCAATGCCTATCATGGCTTCTCTTTTGCGGGCTTCCTGTGATTCATTTACCAATTTTTCGGCTTCCTGCATTAGTTCCTTTTTATCTTTGCTTGTAAGGTTTATTACACCAAGCCAAAGAAGATGATCGTAATCCCTCACCCTTACCGATTCGGGATATTTTTGAATTTGTTGAACCCGCTTTGCAATCTGGTGCCGGATTTCTAATTGTCCTGCGGGGGTTTTCCAATACGCCTTTAATTCCTGTTCTTTTTGTACTTCCAAGCCTTGCAGTAGCTTGGAAGCTACTTCCTTTCTATATTCCTTGTAGGCGTTTAGGACGCTAGTAAGGATATTTACATTAAACTTGCCATAGTAGGTATTTAAGTCCACGCTCACCACGCCACTGGCAGCAACCCGGAAGGATTGCTTTATTTCTTCTACGCCTAAAAAAGAAAAGTATTCCAAAACCGTGAGCGTACATTCTTTCAAAAGTTCGGCATTAAGGTTGGTTGCGGAGGTGTAATTTTCGGCACAAAATTCAATTGCGGAATGAATGAGGGTTTTAACCGCTTTTTTGTCGGTAAATTTCGCAATAGACCTATCCAAGCCCGCCGCCACAACTTCGACATATTGGCGGGTACAGCTTGTATCCCCTGCAACGGTTTCAATCAGTTTCGGACTGGTATAGATCTGCAACTGATTTTTTAACTGATATGCCGTTATAGTTAAAGGTTGGATCGATGTCGTTGTTGGTTGGTCCGGGCTTTGCATATCCGTTTGATTTTTTTGGTTTGTAATTGTTTTGGTTTTGTCCAGCTGTGCGAATAAACCCGCGCATTTTATTAATGCCAAATGTTTTTACTGCTTGCCAGTTTCCATTTATAACAAAATCTTTCATGACTACGTTCTTATCATTTACTGTGGGAAGCCCTTGCGCCAAAAATTCCCACTGAATTAGAAAAAAATCGGCGGTGAGAACCTTTGCGTAAATTGTCCATGCCGTCATTCTATTATCAATGTTGTCCTCAAAAAGCGGAAATTTTTTCAATTCATTTTGCACGTCGTAAATGCTTTCAAATGTGAGTGAGTGTATAGTATTATTAGTAATAGTATTTGTCGGATTTTTTTCCGAGATAGCTCGGATTTTTTTCCGAGATAGCTCGGATTTTTTTCCGACCCCTAAATCGTATTGGATATTGTTCCACATTTTCCCTTTTTCTGTTATTTGTATGCAGTCTTTTTCCGCAATTTTCCGCCATCTTATTACCCCTTTCTTAGCCAATTCCTTGTAAAGCCGATAAACCGTATCCGGGCTGTCTGTCACAATTGGAAAGTCCTCAATAAATTTATTTCTACTTGCGAAATACCAAACTTCTTGCCCTATAAAAATTGTTTCCGCCCAGGATGGGATGTCATAGCAAAAAGCAAATGCTAGCGCTTCCGTTTTATTCAAACCCCAGTTAATAGCGCTAGCCTGGTCTATAAATATTCCGTATTTCATAGGATTAAATTAAAAAGAAAAAGCCAGCGGTGTGGCGTATCGCTGGCTTTACGCAAGGGTGAAAAAATAACCTTTGCGATTTTACGGCTTGCCGCCACAGCAAGCCGTAAAATTTATACAAATATATAAGATTTATTATAAAAATCCAACTCGGATGTTATAAAAATTATTTTCTACCTCCATAGTGACTTTCACAACTTCCATATCCATACCGGGCTGATCCCCGGCTTGAGGAAAATGCCCAAAGGTGCTAAGGTGTTCAACTATTGCTTTTTCCAAATAGCCGAACAAATTGAAATACTTCTCAAAGTCTCCTATCTGATTGTTGTCTAAACCCTTCATTATATCTGCTTTGGTTACTTTCGGGCTAGTAGCTTGGTAAGCGTCCCGGATGTCGGAACCGATATAGGCTTTGACAATTACTTTTAATTCGGGCTTTTTTGACGGCATCGGTATGTTCATATTTATAGGTTTAGGAAAGCAGCCGCAATAGCAATCAAAGCGAGTGCAAAAAGCAGCCAAAATAAGAATTTAGTAAAGGGTATTATGAAATCAAATAACATATACTCCTTTTTATCTTTACAAGGTATCATGTCTTATATTTTTTGGGCTGCCCGTTCTACGCCGTTGTCAAAATCAAAATGAAGGCCTGGTTTTTGTTATTAATTGAATCTTCCATTTTTGAATCTTCCATTTTTGAAACTTCCGCTTCAAAAATATCTTTGACCATTTCCATCATTTTGACCGCCAAATTAGATTTGTTAGTGTCGGCTTTGCTTCCAGTTACCCAAACGCGGTTTATTTTATGTATTTGCGCATATGCTACTGCATACCGCCCCATTAGGTCGTTAATGTGTGCTGGAATAGTCACTTGGCAAGATGCCGGCTCCCCTTCTGTTTTCTTCTTATTCATGTTGTTGTTAATTTTGTTACAAAGCTAAACCGTTTTTATCATAAAAACAAATCTAATTGCTTTTTATTGCTTTTTAGAAAAGCAACGGTTTCCCATCCTGCCCAGTGTGCTGACAGAGAAAAGCCGCCACGTGTCTAATAGTTTATAAGATGTCATTTATGCCGGTCGGTTTTTTGTTATCAAATCCTTTACCTTTTCGCCCTTGTTTTTCCATAATCCGATCAATTTCCCATTTCATGCCCTTGTATGATTTTTTGGCTTTTGGGGTCATTGGCTTCTTTTTCTTTTTTACCCCCTTCTTTACCGGTATTTTTCGGCTTGCTGCTGGCTTAGGCTTTAGGCGTTCGTAACACCATTCCAAAACCTTGATAACCACAAACCCGACTAGCGGCAAAATCGCCCATTGCTGCCAAAGGGAAAGACTTAGAAACCAATCTACATTGGTACTCATATCTGTTCAAAATTTCCAAGCGCCTGCACATGGTGTGCAAGTGCTGCCAATTGTTTAGAAATAATTCTCAAAGCCTCGCCTTTTATTTCTTCCAAATTTTCAAATCCACCTCCCATGTATGCCCATGAGGTTATTGGTGTACAGGAAATCCACCCTTCGTAAATTTCACCGATCGATGAATCAAATGTGTTTGCAATGCAAACACATTTTAAAGATATTTTCAAATTCATGATTGAGACTGAGTGAAATCCAGTTACTTCGCAGACCTTCCATCGAAGGGTTGGAATCGCTAATTTTTTTGTTAAATCTTCCATTGTCTGTTGTTATATCGATTAATAAATTAACATCCACAATACCCATCTCTCCAATCACCTCTATTGTGCTGTGCTTCCGGTGTGGTAAAACGTCCGGCTATTTTATACAAAGCGTTTTTACCTGCTTTAGAGACATAACCTGTGTATTCTACTTTTTTCCGTTTCATTAGTCAGTTAGTCATTTTTGCAGCGTGTAAAGACGCGGCATAACGGCTATAAAACTGTTCTATGTATTCCGGTTTTTCTTGCTCTTTAAGGATTCTTTGTGCGCGATAATGCACTTTAAGGTAATGAGATAATGCTTCACGGTAGGACTTAAATCGTTTTGTATATTGTTTGTCGTGCGCCGCGTTTCGGTGTGCGTTAATCAAAGCTCCTCGATGGCTGTATTCGTTAATTTGCATTTTGTCTATTTTTTTTCATTATTTACAATTCAAAGGTAATGTTTTATAACAAAACCTGCAAGTATTTATGATAAAAAGATTGAGAAAAACGAAAGTTTTTTTTGGTGGGGATGTAAGTATCTGATAATAAAGCAAATAAAAAGAGGGAAGCTAAATCAGTAGCCGCCCTCCGATAAAAAAATAGACAAGTTAAAAAATGAGATTTCTAAAAATCCGTAACCGTTTCGCCGTGATGAACCTGGTTGTAAAGTAACGGATTTTGCTTTTGCAGGTGTTCGTTCACTGCGTTTAATTTTTCTGACATAATCAAAAGGCACCGGCTTTTAAAGCCTTGAGGTGATTCCGTTCTATATTTCCCGCACTGAAATAAAATCGGAATCACCTCAACCCCGCGCTGGTTTCCTGCCTTTGCAAGTAGCAACCTTTCCCGTACAACTACTTGCCCAACAGCCCCAGGCGCTGCAATAATATAGTTGTCTTGAAAGGTACGAGGGAAATTCATCCATTCCCCCGGAAATTCCAAAACGAAAATTGGCTCATACCGGTTACCATAATCTCGCATTTTTTCAATATGAGAACGCCACTTCCAATAGAAATACCCCAACGCCCAACCGGTGCCAGAAACAACTAAGTATTGTACCATGCCGATATGGTCTTCCAAATACTGCCAACTCGCCCAAAAAAAAGGTATAGAATTAAGTAGAATTTTAATGTTCGGATTCATATTGATCTGTTCTTTTGTTTATGAATTTAAATACATCCTTTCCAAAAATTGCTTTATGTCCATTTCCTGTGTCTATGTGATTGATAATTTCGATGTTAGTGTTGTCCTTCATTTCCTTTCCTGATTGTCCGTCCGTGTCATCCCAATTCGGCATCGTTTTCCTGTCTATTTTA